ATTTCACAAAGAAGACGTGCGTAAAATGGTTCTTGATAGAAAAATGTTTGGACAATTTGCTATTCAAGTACACTACAACGACAAGCACGACAAAATATTAAAAGCATATCATATACCTGTTAATCTTTTACGAGCTGAAAAATGCGATAAAGACGGAAACATAACAGGTTATTATTATTCTGACAATTGGGACGACATTAAAAAGTTTGCGCCAATTAGATTTAGTGCTTTTGGTTATGGCAAAGAAAAAATAGAAATATTATTTTCTAAACCTTATTCAGTTGGAATGAAATATTACGCCTATCCGGACTATCAAGGTGCTGTACCTTATACACTTTTAGAAGAAGAAATTGCAGACTACTTAATTAACGAAGTACAAAACGGATTTAGTGGAACTAAAGTTGTAAACTTTAATAACGGAATACCAACGGACGAACAACAAAGTATTATTTCAAATAAGGTTTTAAGCAAGTTAACAGGTTCACGCGGACAAAAAGTAATTGTAGCGTTTAACAACAACGCAGAAAGCAAAACTACAGTTGAAGATATTCCGTTAAACGACGCTCCTGAACATTATACTTATTTAAGCGAAGAATGTTTACGCAAAATTATGTTAGGACATAACGTAACATCTCCTTTACTATTTGGTGTTGCTTCAACAAACGGCTTTTCAAGTAACGCAGAAGAACTTAAAAATTCAGAAGAACAAGTTGCAGAAGAAACAGGAACAGAATTAAGCAAAGTAAACACGGAATTAGAAGAAATATTAGCTCAAGTAGATGCAAATCAACTTGGCGAAGGTTGGATAATGGTAGATGAAAGAGAAGTTGCAGATAATGACGAAGAATTAAACTTACACCTTATAAAAGTTGAATCTGATTTAGAGCCTAAAACAACAATTTTAAGCCGTTTAATTAATTTAATTCAAACAGGAAACCCACAACCAAAATTAAAGAGTTCACAAGACAAAAAAGTAGGTGAATTAAAATACTTTAAAGTTCGATACAAATACACAGGAAATAAAGCACCTGATAGAGATTTTTGTAAAGCAATGATGTTAAAAGAAGATAGACTATTTAGAAAAGAAGATATTGATGCAATGAGTTTAAAAGCTGTTAATCCGGGTTTTGGAGAATTTGGTGGAAATATTTACGACATTTTTAAATGGAAGGGGGGAGCACGATGCCATCATAAATTCTCAAGAGTGACGTTTATGCTTGATTTAAATGCTATTGAAAAAGGTTATGAAGAAATAGGAACACGAGCAGCAGAAATAAAAGGTTATAAAATTACTAATCCATACGAAGTTAGTTTTTACCCGAATAACCTTCCTTTAAAGGGATTTAGTCCAAATAATAAAAACTTACCTTCAGACGTAAAATAATGGCAGAAGCACTTTTAGTAACACGACAAGATTTAACAAAATACACTTCGTTAAACGGAAACGTAGATACGGACAATTTTATACAATACATAAAGATTGCACAAGATACAGACTTGCAAAATTTCACAGGAACGAAGCTATTAGACAAGATAAAAGCGGACATTATAGCAAATACATTAAGTGGAAATTATTTAACGCTCACAACGACCTATTTAAAGCCGATGCTTATTCATTTAGCAATGAAGTATTATTTGCCGTTCGCAGCATACACGATTTCAAACAAAGGAGTTTACAAACACAATTCCGAAAATTCAACAAGCGTAGAAAAAAACGAAATAGACTTTTTAATTGAAAAAGAAACACAAATAGCACAACACTACACACAACGTTTTATTGACTACATAAGTAATAACACAAGTTTATTTCCAGAATACAACACGAATTCAAATAGCGATATGTTTCCTGACACTAATAATAATTATACAGGATGGTACATTTAAGAACATACAAACCAAAGGAAGTTAATATCGTTAAATTAAAGACTTACCTAAACACTATAAAAAATGGGAAGTAGTTGGGGTTCTTTACCTTCGAGAACAAGTCCAAAAGGCGGTCAACGTGGTTGTCTATGTAAAGACGGAAAAAGCTATTCAATAAAGTGGTGTAGTAAATCCAATAGTACCTATTTTTCCTGCTAACACTATTGCACCTGTAATAAGTGGCGCTACGTCTTTAGGTAGTGTACTTTCATCAACAACAGGAACTTGGATAGGAATACCTACACCAACTTTTGCTTACCAATGGCGAAGGGGTGTAACAAATATAACAAGCGCTACAAATTCAACATATACTTTAGTAGTTGGTGATTCAGCACAAAATATAACTTGTGTTGTAACAGCTACAAATACTTTAGGTAGTGCGTCAGCAACAAGTAACGTAATTACAGCACAAACATATTCAGCACCTGTTAATACGGTTGCACCTGTTATTAGTGGAACAACAACACTTGGAAGTGTTTTAACTTCAACAACAGGAACTTGGACAGGCAATCCATCACCTACTTTTTCTTATGGATGGACGAGAAACGGTTTATACATACTTGGTGCAACATCATCTACTTATACATTAATTGTTGCTGATTCTAATGCTAATATTAATTGCGAAGTAGATGCTGACAATGCTTTAAATACTGGAACTGCATTATCTAATACAATAACAGCAGGTAATTATTCAAACATAAATAGAATAACAGAAATTAACGACCAAAGAATAACAGAAAATAATAATAACAGAATAACACAATAAATTATGGCAGATTTAAAAATTAGTCAATTAACCGCAAAAGGAACAACCATAGCGGCTACCGATTTAGTAGAAATTAGTGAAAGCGATGGAGCAGGTGGCTATGTAACAAAGTCAGTTACAGGTGCAAATATTATAGGTTCAAAGCAGAACACTTTAGTCAGTGGCACAAACATCAAAACCATTAATTCTAATTCGATTTTAGGTAGTGGAGATTTAGTAATATCGAGCGGAGTAAGTTCAGTTTCAGCAACAACACCTGTAGTAGCTACAGGAACGACAACACCTGTTATTAGTTTAGCTTCAAATTATGGAGACACTCAAAATCCTTATGCTTCAAAAACTGCAAATAATATTTTAGCAGCACCAAACGGAAGTTCAGGAGTACCTACATTTAGAGCTATTGTAGGCGCAGATATTCCTACACTTAACCAAAACACAACAGGAACTGCAAGTAACGTTACAGGAATTGTAGCAGTAGCAAATGGTGGTACAGGCACAGCAACACCAAGTTTGGTAGCAGGAACGAACATAACTGTTACAGGGACTTTTCCTAATCAAACAATAACCGCTACAGGAACAGCAGGAGCAGTTACACAAATTGTTGCAGGAACAGGTGTTACTATTTCACCTGCAGGTGGTACAGGAATAGTAACAATAAACGCAAGTGGTGGTGGCGGTGGTGGTACAGAGATAGGAGCTTTAATTGGTGGTGGTGTTGTCGTAGCAGTATTTGTTCAAGGTGGAGTTAATAAAGCACTTGTTGCAAGTTTAACTAATTTATCTACTTCTTTACCTTATACAATACCGGCATTTCAAACTACTTTAATAGGTGCTACTGCTCAAAGTTATTCAGATGGTCTTACAAATACTAATGCAATTATAGCACAAACAGGAGCGGCTGCTACTACAGCTTATGCTGCAGGAAGAGCAAGGCTTTTTGCAGATGGTGGATTTTCAGATTGGTATTTACCTTCAATTTGGGAATTAAATATGTGTTATAATACAGCAGCTTTAACAAGTAGAATTGCAGGAGTTACTTCATTTGTTTCCAGTGGCTTTTATTCAAGTTCTACAGAAGGTGGTAGTAGTTTTCAGTTGGCTCAGGATTTCTTTAATGGTAGCCGAGCTAACTACGGTAAGAGCAATAACTTCAATGTCCGAGCAGTAAGAATACACACAATTTAAATAAATTAATATGAAAGTACAAATAGGATATTATAACGAACAAGGGACTTATATAGAAGAGCTTGTAGATGTTATTGAAAAAACAACAGAAGAATTAATACAAGAGAAAGAAGCACAGCTCTTAGCTATGTATGATGAGTTGAAAGCACTTAAAGGGTAATATATAAATTCCGCATTGAAACTTATAACAATTTGCTTTTCGTTTTTTTTACCTATTAGCGGAATACTTGGACTTTTATTTGCGTTGATATTGTCGGACACGGCAACAGGAATTTGGAAGGCAAATCATTTAAAACAAGAAATTACATCCCGCAAACTTTCAGCAATTATTTCTAAATTGTTGCTTTACGAGTTGTGCGTAATTCTATTTTATTTAATAGACTATTTTATTCTTAACGATATAATTTTGGTCTTCTTTTCCGTGCCATTAATGCTTACAAAGGTGTTAGCGTTAGTTTTGGCAAGTATCGAAATAATGTCCGTGTCAGAGAACTGGCGCGTTGTAAAAGGTGTGAATTTGTTCCAATCCGCCAAACTTCTTTTAACCCGTGCGATTGATATTAAAAACGACATAAACAAACTAAAATGAATTTATCCAAACACGTTACATTAGCAGAATTTGAGAATTCACCTACTGCAACAACACACGGAATAAACAACAAAATGAGTGAGTCGCAAATTGCGTCCGCAAAACTTTTGTGTGAAAATGTTTTCGAACCATTAAGAATTCACTTAAACACACCCATTGCTATTAGTTCGGGATTTCGCGGAAGTCAATTGAATAGTTTCATCAAAGGGGCAAGTAAAAATTCGCAACATTGTAAAGGCGAAGCAATGGACTTACAAATAGGCGCAAAGGGTTTTAATTTTATTAAAGACAAGTTAGAGTTCGACCAACTAATTTGGGAGTTTGGAAACGATGAAAATCCTTCGTGGGTTCACGTTAGTTTCAGTTCTAAAAATCGTAAACAAGTATTAAAAGCAACCAAAAAAAAT